CCTCTTTAACAGTAAATGCCGCACCGAATGTCGGACGGAGTAAGGGGAGGATTTCAGTATCAATCATCGTTTCGGCTTCTGCTTTTGCCCTTGCTGCGTCGGTCGGATCAAAGTTGAATTGCCGCATGAAAGAGTCGCGCAATTCCCCTGTTTTCGTAAAGGTGGACAAATCAGCCAATTGGTAAAGCCTGTTTCCAAACTCATTCAGGCCGGGTGTAGCGGCCTTGAAATCCTCATAAGCATTTGCTGCTTCTCCCTCTGCTTTACCGATCTCCGTCCCTTTAGCCTTGGCAGATGCCGCCGATTGAACAGCGTCGTCTTTACCGCCAATAGGCTGTATTTTACCGTCTTTGTAGGTGTTACCCTGCCCGGCGCCGGATTTAGAGATGGAGAAGGCATCGCTGAAGCTCATACCTGGGTTTTCTTCCATGAGGGCATAGGCAGCATCCATAGTCGCGCCCCCCTTCTTCGCTCCCTTGTCGATTAAACCAATTGACTGGCCGAATTTCAGCGCATTACCAACCTGCTTCTTAAGTGTTTCAGGGTCTTTTTCTAGAGCCTGCAAAGCATGGTCTGTTTCCTGCGTGTCAATATCCTCGCCAGAAGCTGCGCGTTTCATCAGGTTCTTTTTACGCGCCTGAAGAAATGCCCTTGCGCCTTCTACGTCCCCGCCTTCCAGATACGAGTTCAGTTCCGCTGCCGCGATGACGGTAGATTTAATGCGTGATTGTGCGCGGGATTCAAGGTTGTTGAATTTCTGCTGTTCGAGTTGTTCTTGGCTCATCTGCATCTGCTGGCCTTGGGATTCTTTGTCCATTGCCAGTTTCTGCTTTGCCATGTCCTGCTGTGCGAGCTGTGCAAGGCGGTTGTTTTGTACCTGCTGGACTTCAAGCTGGTTGCCCATCAGGGGGATGCGGGAGTCTAAAGGCATTTATTTATCCTTACTTGTTGATAGGATACCAGTTAATACGTCCGAATTCGCTGTTGGTGTCTGTATAGCCCCCGCCATATTTCCCGCCTCCTGATTGAGAGGGCATGTTAAAACCTCCGATTGCGGTATTCCATGCGTTGTTCGCGCCCATGATGCCTGCGGCCTGTGAGTTACCTTTGGACTGGTACAGTTCGGAGATACTGTTCGCATTGCCTTGGGTGGCTGTCGCAGTTTGTGCCGCTGCTGCCGCGCCCATATTCGCAATGTTTTGCCGCTGTGTGATGTTCTGGTTCAGAAGGTCAGAGCCTAACAGGAGCAGGCTGTTTTGAAGGGCTTCAGCAGTACCGCCCGAGCCAACCTTGCCTTTAGCCGCCTGATTAGCCAGTAGGGTATCGCTGGACTTCTTTGCCAAAGCATCGAAGAACGGGTTTTGCATCACGAAGTTTTTCTGTGCTTCGGGATTGGATACGAGGTCGAGCAGGCCACCGGACGGGTTTAGCTTGAAGTCAGTTAATTCAGGCGCTCTAAGGACAAATTGCCCTTTGTCGTTCCTGACATACTGCATACGTTCTTCGGGAGAAAGGGCTTGGTAGCCTTTAAGGTCGAGGTATCCCTTGCCGTTTTTCGTGACTGTCTTGCCGTTGCCGCGTGTCTTGGTGGTCGTGCCTACAGGGTCTTTCGCCCAGAAATCCCTTTGCGCTGCGTCAAATGCCGCTTGGTCGTACCGTTCACCGCCATAGAGAATATTCGTACCGGCATCACGGTATGGTGCTAGATCGCCCCTAACCTGTTTCAGCGCATCACGCTGGAATTGTACGGCTTGGTCTGCCGATCTGCCCTGTGCAGCCGCCGCATCTCCCGCCGCATCCGAGCCCATTGCACCTGATAGTAAACTGCCGCCTAGACCGATTGCCGCTGTGAACGGATCAGCACCCATGTTATATCCTTTTCGTTAAGAGAATTGCCGACTGCTCATAACCAAGATGTTTTAAAATCTTGATGAGTCCGGGCGTTTTGATTTGGTAGTTGATCTTGTTGATGCCGATGGCCTTCAGTTCTGCTTCGGCTTTCTTCACGAGGTTGATGCCCGTAAACCCCTTACGATACGCGGGATACAGGTACATTCCTGACTGTGTGGCTGTCTTGATTTCAGGGTAGTGTATGTGTTCGTTAACAAGGAAAGCGTTGTATCCGATAACAACTCCGTTTTCGGAAGCTGTCAGGGCGTAAGCCGCGCCCATCTCGCCTAGCTTCTCGTATAGCTTCCAGTTTACGTTAGAGGGTGGGTATTCAGGCTCAACCTCTGCCCATTCGTCGCGTTCAAACTTCTTTAGCTGTTCAAGTGTTTTGTGAAGCGGGTAGAAGTTCCAGTTAATCAAGCAGGGCTTTCTTTTCGGATAAAGTCCCCTGATGCAATCGTGGGGTTGTTTTGGAATTCACCCGTAGTTCCACGCGAAGGAAGGCCAGCGTAGAAGATGTACTGTACGCCTTTCTTCGGGGTTACATAGGATACCATTTACAGCCTCGTTGTTACGGTTATCGTGCCAGCATCAAAGCTGGTCGCGCCTTGTGCGGTTTCGTTGACGGTGTTTGTCCATTCTACAAGGATGCCGTTAATCGCAGATGTGTTGCGAATGTAGCCTCTCAGATATTGGCGGTCAGCGGATGCGCCCAACGAGTCCTCTTGAATGTATCCGTGGAATTCTTTGAACCCTGCCGTGCTTTGGTAGTCTTTAATGGTGATTTTGCCGGAGCATGTCTCCGCAGCGGCAAGTGCAATGGTCGATGCGCCTGCCGGAGTAATGCTGGTCACGCCTGTCCTCAGAGAGGTGGAAGTGCCACCGTTGGTATCAAGGCTGTCAACAGTCGCGCTTGTGGAGCCCCCAAACAGGGGTTTAATCGCTAGGCATCGAGAGGTGACGTTGGCACTAACCCCGCTCCACTCAATTACAAGATCATTCCCGCCAGATGGAGTGAAAGTCTTGTTTGCACCAGATGTTGACGTAAAGGGGGAGTTGGTGGCGTGTGTATAGCCTGCACCGCCCTTGGAATCAACGTACGCCTTAACACTCTGCTGCGAAGGAATGGCCGTTGCGCTGTTCGAGGCCATGTTATCTTCATCAACAAAGTCTAGTTGCCCGAATGTATCCGTACCCGTTGAATAAGGTATTTTATTCGCGCCGGTCGCCAATCCCGCCAGAGCAGTCAAGGTAGCGTCCGAGGCTTGCTTGCCGTTAATCTGCGTCTGGATTGACGAGGTTACGCCGTTGACGTATCCAATTTCAGTTGCCGTGGTGGTCGCAGCTGTGACAAAACCGGAAGCATCGGAAACAAGAGCCCTGCTTGCAGTGGTCGCTGCGAGTTTTGACAATGCGATAGCTGCCGAGGCGTTCACATCCTCGTTAACGATAACACCTGTTCCAATAGCCGCAGTATTAGAGCCAGAGGGAATAGTAATATCGCCTGATATTGCAGCCCTGCCGAGTGATGGCGTTCCATCGACATAAACGAGGGTTGAATCCACCATCGCGCCTACTGCATCTTGGGCTTGTTCGTCGGTATATCCACCGCCGCCAATAATAGCCGCATCTACATAGGCTTTGACTGACTGCTGAGAGGGTGCTTTTGTGTCGCTGTTTGACGCAAAGCTGTCTTCATCGATAAAATTAGACTGGTCGAATTTAAGCGCCAGAGCATCAAATACAGCGTTCTGGCTTGGGGCTACATCCGTAGTACCGTTGTTAATCGCATCGGCCACAGCCGCAGCTTTAGCGAGCGCATCCGTGTACTGCGTAATGGTAACGGTCGGGGTAAGTGTGTTCGATACGTCATTGTATGACCACGTAATCCCCGTTCCGTTCTGGATCAGGGTTGCTATCGCATCCTGCGCCATCTCGTCGGTGTATTGGGTAATCGTGACGGTAGGGGTTAACGTATTCGACCCGTCGTTATAGCTCCATGTAATGCCTGTACCGTTCTGGATTAAGGCAGCTACGCGGTCATCTACTCGCTCGTCTGTGAAGTATAGCCTCGTTCCTTCAGCTACGTCCGTAGTAGTTGCAGAGGTGTTCAGCTTCAATGCAAGAGCGTCATAAACGGCATTTTGCGAAGGGGCGTAGGTCGTGACACCATCAACAATCGCATCGGTTACTACAGCAGCACGAGCCGCTGCATCAAAACCGGAGATATCCGAAGGAACGACAGCGAAAGTCGCCGTTGATACCGCCGTAATCAAGCCCTTGGCGTTCACCGTGATAACCGGAATAAGAGAACCGGAGCCCCATGTCCCCACGTCAGAGTTTGCCACAGCGAGGGTAGCGGAAGCCACACCAGGACCCGAGGCCGTAACGTCACCCGTCAGGTCGGTAATGCCAGAGAAAACGCCCGTTGTTGAAGTGACCGTTGCCCACAGCTGGTAAACCGAGGTCGTGAAGTCACGCATGAAGCTCGTAGATTCACTATCCGGCTGTAGCTTGCTTGGTACTCTTGTCGGGGGCGGGTTAATCGTCATATGCAGGCTTCTACTTCGGCAACTGCGGAGTAAATGCAGATATGGACAGGATCGGAGGTAGAAATAGCTAGAATCCTGCTGTCAAACCGTCCAAGCGCAAACCATTCGACCTTCCAGAGGAATTGACCCAGTTGCCCGACAGTACCGCGCATTTCTGTCCCAAACGTGCGTCCACCGTCATCGGAGAACCGCAGCATAACTTCGGGCTCATCACCTTGACCGGAGACAAGACCCACGCCGGTTTCCATGATGAGTTCAAAGCGGGTCATTTCCACAGGCTTTCCAGCAGCTCCAATATCGCCACCGTGTAAGGGCGCTGAATGACGAACGCGGATAATTTCCGTTCCGTTGTCGCTGTATGCTGCTTCGTCTAACTCGTACAGGTTGCCATTCGCATAGTCGGCAACGATGTGTTTACGGTTGAAATAGACGTAAGAATTGGCTCTAGAACGGATTTCACCGGAAGACCACTCGAACCACTCCCCGCCCTCAGGATATAGCCATGTTTTCTGCGCGTCTGGGAAGGTCAGTACATAGAATTGCTGCCCTTGGATATTCATGCACCAACCGATTGCATCTTCAACTATGTCGTAGTTGGCAATTTCACGGTTGAGGGGTTGGGGGGAAACAACCTGAGCCTGTGCGCCCTTGATGGCATAGACTTGGTTGTCATCACCTAGGAAGTACATAAAGTTATCGTTATTCGCGACGGAGTGAAGCGCGGCAAGCCCTACGGGTATAACGCTCTGTTCGATACGGTCGAAAGGAGGGTTGCCCGTCCCTGAGTTCCACCAACGCTCGATATGCCTTGCGCACATCATGTAAATGACCTGCTCAAACGAATACGGCCTAATCAGGGTATCCGCTTCGGCTTCGGCAGCTGCGTAATTGAGTCCGTTAATTGCCGTAGGATCACCCACATCCGACACACAGAACCTTGCGTCCGTTCCGTCATAGATAATCTGGTTATTCAGATGAGCAGCAGCGTTGGGGCTTTCAAGGTCGATATCCGATACTGTCGCCAGCGTCACGCCGTTCCAGTAATAGACCGTGCCAGCAGATACGATAACGATGCCTGTACCGATACCCGCAAAGATGCACCGTGCCGAGCCTGCGATTGTTCCAAGAGACGTATGCACCATTGCAGATGACACGCTATAGAGCGTAGAGCCTACAACGCGGTAGAACGTGCCGTTATGCACCACCATGCCCCTGTCAACACCGCCAGAGACTGTCTGGAGCAGCGTAAGACCCGGGAAACTTTCCAACACATATTCCGACCGTGTACCGCCCTCTTGTTGTTTCTGAGGCCAGAAGTTGCGCGTTACCTGTGCGGATAGAGGAAGGGATTTATGCTTGTATGTTCCACCCGTAATATTGATTGGAACAAGCATCAGAAGTTTTCCGGCTCGGATTGGGGCAGCACTTCATCATTCTCGACAAAGATGCGGATTTTCTTTTCAGCTTGGGATGCTTCCAGTTTGATGCGTTGATAACGGGTATCCGACACGCCATAGGTATTCAGGCAGTTTTCAGCCACAAGGGACACAACCGGCTGGACAATGGCATCAGGTACTTCATTCGCAATAGCCCATACAGCTAATCCTAGATCAGCCAGCATTGCGTGTACTTCGGTATAGGCTTCCGTGATGCGGGTAGCGTTCTCTGCGCTCAAGGATTGCCCAAGGCGTAAAATGCCAAGGTCATTCGCCGCACGGTCGCGGATTTCTGCTTGCGTTGCCATGTTTACCTACTTGATGATTGCGGAGTCAGTCAGGCTGGTCAGCTTGTTACCGGCTTCAATCGCCCTTGCGACCTTAGCCATGCGCTCGTAAGCCTGCTTAGCGCCGGAATGTGTGTGAATGTCTGCTTCTAATTGTCTGATCTGGGCTTCTTTTTGGGCAATCTTTGCATCATGCGTTTCAGCCATTGCTTCAAATTCAGCCTGAACGAACGGGAGATGACCGCCCTTGTGTTCGTTTTTCTTCCCGTTCCAGTCCCGTCCTTCAACATATGAAGAATGACCAACAGGAGAAATATCCGGCAGGCTAATTGCAATGCCGCGTCCTTTAGCAAACCCAATCCATGCCTCCATGCAAGGCCGCTGCCAGAAATACTCGTGGTTATCTACTGCGAGATCGACACCGTAAATCCCGATATGCGTTGCACCTTCGGAGATGGCTTGGCTCATCATGTAAGCGGGTGAAGATGTGAGATAGAGAGAGCCGTAAAGGTCGCAGGACTGTTGATAGTCGAATACCTGAACATGGCCGGCCTGAATAGGGAATTGCTCACCCACTACCAATGGTATGCCATGCGATACAAGCCAAGAGGTATATGCTTCAATATCGCCGTGTTCTGTCAGGTTGTCGTGAATTTCAAATGCTCTGGTGACGCGCTTATCCAGATGCTTGTTGAGCCGGTTGCCAAGCACCCAGATTTCCCATTCAGGATCGTCAAACGGGGCGAGGTGTGCAGAGGAAGGAGAGCCGCAAACGATTGCTACTTTTTTCACTTGCCACCTGAAGTAAAGAGGATGGAGGTGAGGTTTTTTACGCCTCACCCCCGTGGGATTAGTCGAGATAGCCGTAGAGTTCCAGAGTCACCGTGCCGGTCGTCGTGGTCGCAGCGTCGCGGATCGTGCCTTTGATTTTCAGCTGGCCACCGGGATCGGTCGTCTGGCCGGAAACGTACTCATAAGCGCGTTTGCCGAGGTTTGCGAAGTCCTTCACGACAGGAACACCGATGGTCTGTGTAGATGCCGTCATGACCGCGCTAACAACGATGCCATCATTCAGGGCATCATCATCCGAAGTCACGTTGCTATCCACAGCGAACAGGCCGAGGTCGAGCGTGGGAGAGCCCGAAGTGGCAAGGTCGTCATGGTACAGGCGCGACAGGCCGGAAATACGGAAGTTAGAAGGGATGTTGCCGAAGTCGATGGTAGAAGCGGAGTCGGACGCAGCCAGCTCGACGGTACGTGCGCCGAGGCTGATAAGCTGCCCTGCTTCGCCCTTGCCAATAACGGATTTACCCGCTGCACGGCGAACCGTTGCGGTGTTGGTTGTCAAAGTCATCTTTATTACCTTTCAAATTGGGGAATGAAAAAGGGGAGAGCCGTTAAGCCCTCCCCTGATTTCAATTAGTCAGCTGCTGCATAGTAGAAGTTGGTCACCATGCCGTGCTGCTTGTTGTTGTAGAACATCTTCTTGATGTCGTGTTTCATCGAGATACCGACACCGTTTTGATGTTCGTAATCGTCTTCTTTACGACGCTTGAACTCGGGCATACGGCCAAGGCCGAAACCAACAGCTTGTGCGCCGCAGAGGAAGCCGACACCAGCACGGGAGCCGTTTGCACCAATCTTCAGGCTGTCAGCGGTGGAGTTTGCACCCCAAACGCCATCAAACGCCGAACCCGTACCGTCACCATCGATGAACTTGCCGATATCAGGCACTTCTTTGATGATAACGCCGTCCCAGAGCAGGTCGCCGCCCGAGAACAGGGGGTTGCTTTCGCCACGAACACGAGCATCGCGGTTAGCAGCCGTCATGGTTGCGTTTGCCGACAGGTCGCGGAAGCCGAAAGAGTCACAGAAGTAAACGAACCACGGTTCATCTTCCTTCAGCATGACAGGACGGATCAGGGGCGCTGCGTTCATAGCCATACGCTTTGCCAGCGAGATCATCTCAGGCGAGAGTTTATCTGCCGAGCTGTCCAGAGTGTTGAGGGAGGTGGTGTGGTTGCCTGCGGTAAGGTTCGACTTTGCAGCACCGTACAGGATACGATCCTGGTTGTTGGTGTTCCAAGTGTCGAGGTTGCCTGCGGTTGCCGTGCCGTAGTTCAGATACACGCCGCCAGCTTGAACAGCGCCCAGAGCTTGGATAATCTGGTCGCGCTTCAGTTCCATACCCCAGTTCATGAGGGACGGACGGGCTTCATCCAGAAGCTCAAACTCCGACTTTTCGTTTTCTTCGTTGTCGATCAGGACACCGTTGCGGTAGTAGGTCGGGGTCAGTTCAAACGCATAGTTCGACAGAGCCTGTTCGTTACCGGCGAGGCTGGAAGAACCAGAGACACCGTTACCCGTCAGCTTGCCTACCAGAGGGATGGAGACTTTCTTGAGGTCTTCCTTGATCTGGATGATTGCGTTTTCGGTTTTGCCCGTGTATTGACCGAAGCGGCCACCACGAACGTATTCTTTGTTAACTTTCTTCTGCCAGCGAGTAACGACGTTACTGCTGTTGACTGTAGTGCTGGTCATTGTTGATTGCCTTTAGGTTAAAAAGGCGCGTCAGCCATAATGGACTTCAGATCACCGGGGGATTCCGGTTCTTCTGAATTGCGTCCTTTGGCAGCGGCCTTGGTGAGGTCAGGCACTTTGACGGCAGATGCTTTGCGTTTGTCCTCGGGGGCTTCCTTCTTGGATTTACCCGCCTTGAATTCCAGAAATTCCTTGTATTCAGGGCTTTCTTTCGCCTGCTTGAATTCAAGGTATTCCGAATGCTCTTTGGCTTTGGTGTATGCGAACTTTGCAGGGTTGGGGCTTTTGTTCATCTCGGAAATAAGTGCAGGTTGTTCCTTCACCAGATCCAGAAAAACAGTTTCCATTTCGACATAATCGGCCTTCGTCTCGATCATTAACTCACGGGAGTTATTGATACGTTCACGCAGGATAATCGTGCTTACGTCGGCTTCACCCTCTTCTTCTTTGGGTTTGCCCTTTTTCAGTTCTTCAACTTGAGCTTCGAGAGCTTGTCGCTTGCGTCTTTCGTCCAGTACCGCTTTTTTCGTCCATTCCTGCGGCTCGTCCTTGTCTTTTGCGGCTGTCGGCTCCGCTTCTTCGACCTCGACTTCTTCGGCTTCAGCTTCCTTGGCTTCGGGTTCGTCCTTTGCGGCTACTTCCTCGGTTTCGGTTACTTCGGCTTTGTCGTCTTCAAAAACATCGTTCAGGTTCGCGTCAGTCATGGTTTTCTCCTTGTTCGACCGTAATGCGTCGTCCATTTCGCCCTCACCTCGGCGGCAGGTTCCTTGCGGAAATAGAAAAAGCCCACTCCGTCAGGAATGGGCTAATGGGTGCAGCGTCGGCCTGCTGTATCTCGACCGTTAAACCGCTACCGATGTGACCGGTACGGGGTTTGTAATCAGTAATTGGTTCTCAATGGCCTTCTGCTGAGCAGTTTGCTCATTCACAGCGGCCTTGGTCATTGTTTCGGCTGTCTTGGCTTGCATGGACTGCGCCTGCATCTGTTGTGCCCCGCCTTGTGCCTGCATCGCCTCGGCGCGGCGCTTCTCGATCTTCTCAATCAGTTCATCCTTGCCACGCAGTTCGGACAGTTCAATGAGTTCGATAATGTCGATATCGCCGCCTTGAGCGAATTGGGCGATCATCTGGAATTGTTCTTGCTGTACGTTAATCGTGTCGAAGGACTGGTCGAGGATGATATCAACGTCAATCTCTGCAACAGGGTTTGTCACGCCTACAATCGCCTCAAGTTCTGGTGATTGCTGCTGGATGAGGAATTGATAAGCTGCCGCCGCCTGTCTGCGCTTGGTGAGGGGCTGACTTTCGTCGTTAATGGTTTCCTCAAGGAATTGCTGTGCAGTCAGTTCGCTGTTCAGCCCTACCCAACGCAATGCGTCTTGATCGTCCGTCACCCGCACCCATTTTTCCTCGTTCCAGAATTGCTTTACGCGACTCCAAACTTGGCGGTAAATGCGCTTTTCCCACCCCTTGAGCAGTTCAAACTGGCGGTTGAGTTCCATCGTGCCAGCAGATTGCAGCTTCTGGATGGCGATACCGGAAAGGTCACCAGATTGACGTTCACCGGCAAGCTGAGCGTTAAAGGACACAGCGTCCAGTTCGGCCTTGGCATCCTGGTACAGTTCAAACTGCCCCTGTGCCATATCGCCCGTGGGAATTACTTCAAAGTCTCCCTTGTCGCCGGTGTATTCAACGTGACCATCGGGTTTGGCAAGTTCGCGCTTCATTTTGGCGAGGTCTTTAATCGCCCCGTTACGGCCTGCGGTCTGACGCTGGCTCAACAGGTGAAGGGCTTTAGAGCGTCTGTGGTTAATCTCGTCCTGCTGGCTGATAAAGCCACGTACTTCGCCATAACGGTTGTTATCGCGGTCTACGTTAGCAGATATCAGTTCGATAGGGCATGAAGGCTCACCCATATCATTCAGGAACGGGCTCTCCTGCGGATCGACAAGGAACGTATTGTTCGAGAATACACACATCGACCACTTACCCTTCTCCATGTAGAAATGGAGCGCGACTCAGATGCGGCGGCGGTCAGAATCAAACCATCTCGGGCGGTCTTCAAAGGTTTCGTCAGTATCCCCTGCACCACCTAGCAGTTCGTCAATGGGAGCGTCGGGGAAGTTCTCTAGCAATTCATCTTCGCCCATCCAGACAATCATGCCGATGAAACGGGCATCGTCAAAGTCAAATGCGCGGGAGTGTGGATCGTAATACAGGCGATCCCAAGGGATATGCTTAATGCCGATATCTAGGCTTTCGCCCTTTTGCTTTACGTCAACCCATGCGCCTGCCGTGCCTTCGACAAAGAATTCACCGGCCACCATCATCTTGACACCGGGGAAATCATTGGTATCAGCCACATACCGCAGGGCATCCGTCACAGCATGGGCAGATTTCTCGTGCTTCTTGGTGCGGGGATAGGCTTTAGGGTCGGAGTTGCGGAGCATGTACAGGCCGACAAGGCCTTCAACCTTCGGCTTGACGCGGTTAACGACAATGGGAGCCTGATTGCGCTTGGTCAGCTTGGCGATTTCTTCCGAAGTCCATTGCTTGTGGTCGTAATAGTCGCGGTCGCGTTCTGACAGGCGGCGGGCTTCGTGGGTGTCGTTGAGATACTGTTCTACCTGGCGCTTGACCATCGACAGGGTTTCGTCAGACATTTACGTCTTTCATGATGTTTTCCAATCGCTTGATTCCTCGTCGTCGCCGTAAGGGTCGCGAGGTGATGTTTTCTGAATGCCGGTCTTGTAATCTTCCTGCCAAGCTATTGCGAGGTATCGGAACGCGTCGGCAGGGTGTGAAGTCCAGTCATGCTTCGGTGTGTCCATGAAGCATTTACGGTCGTCGTCCCATTTTCTCTGGTATTGCCTTAAAGCCTCCAAACCGTCATGGCAGGCTTTGGCATCGAAATAGACTTTAGGCATCATCTTCCGCGCTGCCTGAATGCCATCTGCCAACGACAGGTTCGGCACAATGCGGATATTCGACCAGCCAAGGTGATTGGCCAGCTGCTCCTGAATAGACTTTCCGTTAGAAGCAAGGGTTTTGGCCTTGGCATCGTGGGGGAGCCAATGTGTTCCGTATTCGTAGGGATAGGACTTAATCTTTTGCGCGTAATGGTCTATGTCCCGACCGGAGGCGAAGTAGAAACCGATAACCCTGATTTCCGACATAACAACCTGATAGAACCAGATTGCCGTATCATCGCCATAGCCCAAGTCCCAAGCCGTATGAACCAGAGCGTTCTTGTCATACTCAACAAGCCTAACCCTGCCTTCAGCATCAGCCTGAGCGAGTTCCCTGCCGTAATAAGCCCCGATAATAGCAGCTTCAAACGAGCATTCAAATTCCTGCTCGTATTGTTCCGGTGTCATATCCGCTTTTGTCGACAGTAGCTCGTCAGGTGGGATAATCCCCGTTTCTGACGCTCTCAGCATCATGTAGAACCATTCGGGGTTATTCTTGGCGTTCTCGCAGATCGCATGGAATGAGTTGCGGCCTTTAGGCGTACCGATGAAGGTTGCCTTGCCGCGTCTGTCCACTAATGTCGGTCGAATAATCTCAGGCCAGAACCTCGGGTTCATATCTGCCGGTTCATCCAGCGTGACTTTATCGAAATAAACACCGCGAATTGCGTCTGGGTTATCGGCACCGAATAACCTGACTTGGCCACCGTTCGGATAATCTACCCTCAACTCGGATTCATTGACCTTAGAGCCAGGAATTGCCATGCTGTAGTCTTTCAGGTACTGCCATGCCAGAGATTTTGCCTGTTTGTAGTAAGGCGCAATGTAGCCAATGCGCGGATTAGGAAGCTGGCAGGTTAATGCTTCGCGAATATCTTCGTTAATCTCGGCCACCGTTTTACCGGCACGGCGATGGGCGACAATAGCTGCAAACCTTTCCTTCCTGTTATGCAGGGGGAGAAACTGTCTCCTCGGTGCATATGGGATGGTGATTAACTCTGAGGTGTCAGCCATTCGAACGTCAGTTTGACCGGCTTGTCAGGGTTGCCCTCGATCGTGACTGCCGATAGATCGGGCAGGGATTTGCGCAATAGGATTTCAATTGCCTTCAACTGGTTCGTCGTTAACTCTTTGGGGTCGGTTTCGCCTTTGCTAAGTACCGAATCTTGCAAGCGATTTATAAGCTGACTGGTCTGGATTTTTTCTCGGCACGCATCGTTCTGTGAAAGGTTAATTCTTGCTGCCATGTTAAAAACCGTATGCGTCCGTTCCCGCCTGAGGGTCTTTAACCGTCAGTTCCAGATAAGCTATGACGCTATCCGTCCCCGTGGTTGCTTTGACTTGGATGAGGTTGTTTCCCGCTTGGGGCATGGTGATAAGTGCGCTTGCCACGTTCGATGACAGGGCTTCACTAGAGATGGTCGCGTTCCCGCTTTTGACCGTCCAAGTTACCGATGTGATAGCTCCGTTAACTGCTGCCCATTGGCTGAAGTCGAAGCGGTATTCTGTCACGCCATCCAGAAAGCCGTAGTCGTACAGCATCTCGGGGTTCTTTTGGGAGGTGATGTAGAATGTCGTCATTTGCCCTCCCTTTGTTGCCGCTTCTTCTGCTGTCTGAACCACCCGTCAGCGTCGATCTTCTTGAACTCGTCCATGAATGGGGTGAACGCGTAGCCCTCCAGGTATTTCGTTGGGCATAGCGTTACTGGATGGTCAGCAGCCTTTTCGGCCA